AGTTGCTCGCGGAGGGGCAAATGACAGCAGCAACCTGTGGACTCTTTGCCACGACTGCAACAACGGGAAAAGCGACGCGGCGTTTGTCGCGTAGGCACAGAGCCACTTGACGAGTGTGCCACGGTAGGCACGGGTTCAGAACACAGTGCAAGGAGGCATGTATGCCGCAGGTTTTTGTAGACATCATCGTTGACGCAGAGTTTGCGGCACTTATTCCGCCGCTCTCTGCCGAAGAGCGTCAGCAGCTGGAAGAAAACATTGCCGAGCACGGCGGTGCTCGAGATCCGCTGGTGGTGTGGGCAAGTAAAGGCACGCTGACGCTGCTGGACGGCCACAACCGCTACGAGATCTGCACGCGGCTCGGGCTTCCGTTCGACATACATGAACTGCGGTTCAAGGCCAGGGACGAGGCCGAGGACTGGATTGACAAGAACCAGTTGGGGCGGCGCAACCTGACGCACGATGCTTTTACGATGCTGCTCGGCCGGCGCTACAAAAGAGCGAAGAAGCGTCACGGAGAGCGTGGGCCTGAAAAGACTGATCAAAATGATCAGTCTTCCGGAACCGCCCAAACGATTGGCGCTGAGCACGGCGTTAGCCCGGCGACGGTGCGCCGCGCGGAAAAGTTTTTTGACGAGGTTGAGCGTACGCCGGAACTCAAGAGGGCCGTCGAGGAAGGCCGCCCCGTACTGCAGGTCAAGCGTGAACTAAAAGAGCAGGCCCGCGAAGCCCGACGCGAAGAAAACCGCAAGAAGATTGCCGCCGTGCCTGAGCCTGAGAAGGCCGCCTCTGTCGCTGATGCGAAGTACGCCACCATCGTTATTGACCCGCCGTGGGACTGGGGCGACGAAGGCGATCAAGACCAGCTCGGCCGGGCTCGGCCCGACTACAGCACGATGTCAATCGAGCAGTTGGAGCGGCTTGATGTCGGCGGCCTGGCCGATGATGACTGCCACATCTACCTGTGGATCACGAACAGATCGTTGCCAAAAGGCTTTCGCCTGCTTGAGGCGTGGGGCTTTCGATACATCACGGCGATTACATGGGTAAAGCCACACTTTGGAATGGGTAACTACTTTCGGGGCCAGACCGAGCACGTCCTATTCGGCGTAAAAGGCAGCCAGTCTCTAAAGCGAAAGGACGTTGGTACGGTTTTTGAGGCCGATCGCGGCCCTGCTGGGCATAGCAGCAAGCCGCCTGCGTTTCTGGAGCTTGTTGAGTCATGTAGCCCCGGCCCGTTCTTGGAAATGTTCTCAAGATCGTCTCGGACTGGCTGGGTGGCATGGGGAGAAAACACCAATGCCACCAAATGAATACGACTTCGATCAGCAGCTGCTGATGTCGTCAGGACACGCAGCGTCTGTAGATGTTCGTGAAGTTCTCTTGTCTGCAATCCCTGGTTCGCTGAACGCATATCAAGCAGCCAAGGCCAACGACAGGCTCGGCGTTGATTGGTGGGTCGAAATGACGAACGCAAGGCACTTGGCCGTAGACGCCAAGGTGCGCGAAGAAGATTGGGCCGCAAGCCATCCAGACGAAGACGATCTGGCACTGGAGACTTGGTCCGTTGTGGAGAAAGGAATTGTCGGGTGGACGCGGGACGTTAACAAGCGATGCGACTATGTGCTTTGGCTGTGGAAGGAAACGGGACGCTTTTGCCTTATTCCGTTTCCGATGTTGCTGAAGGCGTTTAGTGACAACTGGGAGTCGTGGTGCTGCGACTACAAGGTGAGTAGGCAGCGCACTAAACGAAGCAACTCCGAGTACCACAGTGAGTGCGTGTTTGTCCCACGTCGTGAAGTGTGGGCCAAGATTTACGAAACGAACGGCGGCAGCATGAAACTGCAGAGGATTGCATTCTGATGGCACGCACCCGCAGCATTAAGCCGTCATTCTTCAAGAACGAGTTCTTGGCAGAGTGCGAGCCCATGGCCCGCCTGCTCTTTGTTGGCCTATGGACTCTGGCTGACAGCCAGGGCCGCATGGAGTTCCGGCCCATGCGGATCAAGGCTGAGCTGTTCCCGTACGAGAACTGCGACATCGTTGGCCTGCTCAAGCAGCTGGCTGACAGAGGCTTTGTCCGAGCCTACGAATCGGACAACGTGAAGGTGCTCGAGATCCCGACTTTTGGCGAGCACCAGAGGTGTCACCCCGACGAGCGTGACGAAGGCCTACCGCCAGCCGACGAATCGGCGGAAACCATCGTTTTTCCCGAGCGAAACGCAAAACCGGGAAATACGGCGCTTGAGCCGGGAAATCCCCCGGCTTCTTGCGCCTTTAATCCTTCTACCTTTAATCCTTCTACCTCTAATCCTTTGGATGCTCCGAGCACGCCGCAGCGGCGGCGTTGCTCGAAGCCAGCCGATCCGCTTCGGTGGACTGCGGAAACCGGCTGGGAGGGGATCACCGACGCTGACCATGCGGAATGGTCACAGGCTTATCCGGCGGCTGACCTTCCCGTGGAGTTTGCCAAGGCCACGCAGTGGCTCAAGGCGAACCCAAAGAAGGCACGGAAATCGAACTGGCGACGTTGGCTGACCACGGTGTGGCTCAGCAAGTGCCAGGATCGTGGTGGCACCCACCGAGAGGCTGCACGGCCTGGCGTTGTCGATGACATCGCCCGTAAGGCCGCACTTGACCGCAAGGCCAAGGAGTTCGCTGGCATGACACCAGCACCGTACCGGCGACCGAAGGAACTCGCCGGGTTGACGCCCGACTTATCACTCAAGGAAGAGACATGACCCCAGAGAACACCACCACCATCGAGCGTCTGCCGCTCACGCCTTCCCAGCAGCGGGCGTACGAGTTCATTGCGTCCACCGCCGGCATGTGGGGGCCAAGCGTCCGCGAGATCGCGGCCGGGCTCGCCTACAAGAGCCCGCACGCTGTGACGGGGATGCTTGAGCAGCTGGAGCGTAAGGGCTGGATTACACGCGAACCGGGCAAGTCCCGTGGAATCAGGGTGCGAACATGACCACAGAAAAACTCATCAAGCGTCTGCTGCGTCTGCAAGGTGGCTGCATCCACGCGAGCGAAGACGCTGACAACTGGAGTATGCATGACTCGCTCGTTGCGAACGCTCGCACCATCGGGATCGCCATTGCGTCCATCAAGACGCTCAAGGCCGAGAACGACGAACTGCGGGCCCGGCTTGTGCGGCAGGCGTGCTACTTCGAGCACATCGAAGCCCAGGAGCAGCCCAAGAGCTGGCCGCTACTTGATGACGAGGAGGGGCTATGACGCTCACTGATTTTGTCTGGATCTCGGTTGGTGAACTTCTTCTCGCGGGCACTTTCGCTCTCGGGATTCTGGTTGGTGTCGCATTAAAGCCACGAAAGGAATCGACTCATGGCAACTGCAACGAAGGAACGGAAGGCGAGTGGAATCACGCTGGCAACCTCAACGCTACGGGCGGCACTTGCCGACGTGCTCAGGGCTGTGCCAGCAAGGCACGTGAAGCCCATCCTGGCCAACGTCCGACTAGGTGACGGGCTGCTGACTGGCACGGATCTCGAGGTGCGTATTGACCGCGAGATTGACTATCACGGCGACGCCATGCTCTTGCCGGCTCATCGGCTCAGCGCCATCCTGCGGGCCGCCACCGGCGACGAGGTGTTTCTGATTCCGAAGGAGTCCAGCGTCACGGTGAAGTGCGGCTCTGGCTCGTGGACTTTGCCAACCGAGGACGCTAGCGAGTTCCCGACGTGGGACGCTGGCGATCTAAATGCCGTCTGCCGCCTGCCGGCGGACCAGTTCGTTAGGGCTGCCAAGGCCACGACGTACGCCACAGACAGCGAGAGCAGCCGCTACGCACTTGGTGGCGTGATGCTTGACGTGGAATCAACCGCAGACGGTTCGCGGCAGCACTGGGTTGGCACTGACGGGCGACGCCTGTCGTGCGTGGAGACTGAGAGTGACGATGCCGTGGACGCCTCGCAGACCATCGTTCCGGCTAGGTTGCTGGCGACGGTGGCAAGCATGGCCACGGGTGACGGCAGCGTGCAGGTGGAGTCCAACGGCAAAGAGGTTCGCTTCTCGCTGGACGGCTGCACGATTACGGGCCGGCTCGTGGACGGCCGCTATCCACGGTGGCGTGACGTGGTTGGCGAGGCGGAAGGCGAGCCCACCGTGATCGACGTGGTGGATCTGCTCCAGGCGGTGCAGTCTGCCGCGATCGTCACCAGCGAGCAGAGCAAGGGCGTCTCGCTGACGTGGACTGCCAACACGCTGGTGCTCGTGGGCCGCTCAAGCGAGTACGGTGAAAGCAAGGTGATCTGCCCGACGATCGCGGCGGGCTCGACGGCGAGCACCAAGCTGGACCCGAAGTACCTGGCTCAGTTCTTGGCCAACCTACCCAGCGACGAGGAGCCGCACGTTGACGTGTACGTGAAAGACGCTCAGAGTCGCGTGCTTCTCCGCTGTGGCCCGTACACGGGCGTCATCATGCCGCTTGCGGAGGACGCATGAAAGCCAGCGACGTATCACGCAACCACTCGCGGGCGGATCTCGTGCTGCTCCACCAACTGTGGGCGGAAGGCGTTACCTCGTCAGAGATTGCTAAGCGGTTTGGCGTGGCCTATTCCACAGTCACAAAGTGGGCACAGCGGTACAAGCTGCCACGCAGGACGCTGCACCCGGCTGACGAGCCCGAAGCGCCGACTCCAGAGGACGATGCCGCATCGCTAGACGGGCTGGCGTTGTCGCCGTGGGTTGAGGAGC